TGTTATGCAAATGGGGTTAGCTCCTGCTCAGACATTAGGTCAAGTAGGTTTAGCTGAACAAGCAAGACAACAACAAGCTATAGATGAAGCACGTGCTAGGTTTGAGTTTGGGCAACAAGCACCTTTACAAGCATTAAGAGATTACTCTGGTATAACTCTTGGAAATATATTACCTGGAACAACAACATCATCTATGTCAGGTGGAGACCCATCATTTGGACAAAGAGCAATAGGAGCAGGTTTGTTAGGAATGGGAACTTATAGTGCAGTTGGTTCAGGAATGTTGGGAGGAACAGCAGCAGTGGCAGCAGCTCCTGGTGTAGTAGCAGCTCCTGCAACAGGAATGGCAGCATATGCTCCACAAGTAGCAGCAGCAGTAGCATTAGCTAGTTTATTTGATTAGGAGATAATATGGCTTTAGGATTATTTAATGAAATAGCAAACTGGAAACTCTTTAAATCGGAAGAAGAAAAAGAAAAAGAAAGAAGACAACAATTAATGTCACAAGGTTTGTTAGATGCAAGACCATCTGTTTTTATGTCAGCACAAGATAGAGAAATAATGAGTAATGCAGAAAAACCATTGCCACCAATTTACCCTGGAGGTCCATCTTTTACTCGTGTTGAAAAACCTGTAGAGTATCCTGGATTATTGGAAGAAGCTAGGAAAGAATATCTTTCTATGGCAGCTCAACCTTTTACTGAAGAAAATTTACAACAACAAATAGAAGCAGAACAAAAACTAAAAGAACTTTCTATGGCTACAAATCCAATAGATAGTGGAGCTAAAGCTAGGTTAGCAGAAGTATATAATATACCTACAAAAGAAATAGCTGAAACACCTGCTAATTCAACAATGAGTCCATTAAGTTTAATAACTTTATTAAGTGCATTTCAACAGGATAAACCTAAAGCTCCAACTATAACTGACACTCCAACAGCAACTAGAGGATTAATGTTTGATGACGAAGACTTATATAAAAGATATAAAAGACAAGGAGGAATGTTTTAATGGCTATAGATAAAGAAGAAAAAGATTTAGTATCAGGCATTGGAGAATTTCTTGCTCCTACTACAGCAGGAGATACTGCATCTATGTTAAAAGCTATACAAAATGCTGCTCTTATTAGAGCAGGTATAGGACTTATGGGACAAAGACAAATGGGCGAATCAGGATATGATGTAGCTAGTAGAGTATTAAAAGATGTATCTACAGATGCTGCAGAACAAATAGCTGCTGTACAAAAATTAGCTGCTACACAAGCTAAAACTGAAAGAGATACAAAAAGCGCAAAGCTAACAGATTTTGGTAAAGTTCAATCAATACATGATAAATTATTTTTTGTAAAAGATTCTTTAACTGGAGATAAAACAGGATTGAGATTAGACTTTCAAGGAGTTAAAAACCTAGAGCCACCATCACAAGAGTGGTTTAAAAACAATATGTTAACAGATGAAATGTTATTAGGAGATACAGGAGAAGCTGAAGCATATATTAGGTTTCATAAAGATATGCAAGAAGCAGCTAACGAGGGAAGATTATCAGGAATTGAACCAGGAACTTCCTTAAGTTGGGATATAACAAAACAAGAATACGATAAAAGAATTTTAACTCAAAGAATATAATGCCTACAATAGAAGAAGAAATTTTTAATAGAGCAAGAGGAACAGTAAGTATTGGTCCTGCTTTAAAAACAGAACAAACTATAGATGAAATTTTTGAAAAATCTCGTACAACAGGGTACGAAGCATTAGATAATGGGAATATAGAAGTAGATGATAATGAAATTCCTGGCATAGAAAACGAAGCTGATGCTATGCAATTTGCAGCAACTATGGGATTTGCAGATACATATAGAGGATTAAAACAATTAGCAGGTTTTGATGAAAACCAAATGAGGTTAGACCAAAAAAAATTAAATGCTATATTTAGAAACAAAGATTATGGTGGTAAAGCATTTGCTGCTTACGCAGGTGGAGTGGTTGCAGACCCAGTTGGTTGGGTAATGCCTATAGCTAAAGCTAAATCAGTATCATCATTAGTTAAACAAGGGATAGCATATGGCACAGGTTTTGGTGCAGCAGGATACGTAGATGAAGATGGAGGTTTAAGTAGATTAGAACAAGCAGGTTTAGGAGCTGTTACTGGAGGAGTTCTTACAGGTGCATTAGGTTTAGCAGGAAAAAAATATTTAGGATTTGATAATTTAGAACAAGATTCTATTACAAAAATTGCAGATGAACCTGAAAAAATAAGACAACAAGATAGAGCAAAAGCTAAAAGAAGAAAACTATTAAGAGAAATAAACGAAAAAACATTACCTGAAAAAATTGGGGGATATAAAAGACCTACCTTTTATCAAAACATACAAGGAGAAGTTCTTTATCCTGAATGGGAAAGATGGGTAAACAATCCTTTAAGAGGAATTGGAGCAGGTATAGGTGGTGGAGCAGGTTTATATTTAATTGATGAAATGGCAGAACCTGAAACTGCTGTTGGTTTTTTAGGACAAGTAGTTACTGGAATAGCAGGTGTTTATGCAGGAGCAAGAGGAGGAACTGCATTAAATAAAACAGAATATGTTTCAGATAAAATGTATAAATGGTTTCCAAAAACAAGAATCAATCCTAAAATATATCAACTTGAAAGACAGATAGATTCTGATGTAAGACCACACTATAGCGCTATTATGGAGTTGTTAGAAGAAACTCAAAAGATGAGTGCTAATGACCAAAAGGTTGCATATAATCTTTTTGGTGGCGACTTAGGAAAAGATGAACTTCTTGATTTAGTTAAAGGAAATAAGGTTACAAGGATAGATAAGGATGGGAAAGAAGTTCCTGTTGAAGAATTTTTAGATATTAGTTTACCTGCTGATGTAGATGCAATAATTAAATTAAGCGACAAACAAACAGATGTATTTAAAAAAATAGGAGAAGATTTAAGATTAGCAGGACTATTAGATGATGATTTATTTCGTACTAATATAGACAGCTATATATCAAGAGTAAGTGGTAAAGTAGAAGAAAAATATGGAACAAATGCTGCGAAAAAATTTGTTAGAAACTTAGAAAAAGTAAAAGGAAGTACATTAAAATCAAGGGGTTATGTTTATAGAGATGGTAAAAAAACAGAATTTACTGTAGAAGAATTAAAAAAAGTATTACCTAAACTAAGAGAAGAAAGGGCAAGAGACTATAGAATATCTCAAACCTTTGGCAAGGTTACAGATGACAGTGGTTATTTATTAAATAGAATAGATAACGAAGTAGACCCACAATATAATAAAAACATTTTACCTGAAGAACAAGCATCTAACATGGGTGTTGTTATATCAAAACAAGATAATGGTAAATATAAAATTATATCCCAACTAACCAAAGAAGAAAGAAAACAACTTGGTGAGCTAGATGATGTAGCTTTATCATTAGCTAAGTCTGCTATTGAGTTAAGAACTACAGTAGGATTAGGTAAATATTATGACTCTTTATTAAAAGAGGGTATTCAAAAAGGTTTTGTTATTAATCCTGTATCAAGAAATATAAAAAATTATAAAGGAGCTACAGAAAATAATCCTATAAAAATTGACGGGGAAGATTATGTTTATGTTCCTACTACAAGTAAAACACAAGAGGGTATTAACGTAAGTCCTACAATAAAAGGGGATACAATTAAAACAGAAATTCCTGAGTTTGGTAATCTTGGTGGCAACCTTATGAAACTTAACGAATGGAAAGATATTAAGTTGTTAGATAAACTTGCAACAGACGACAAGTATATGAAGTTGTTTCAAGGTAATTATAGAAGCATGTTACAGCTTTGGAAAAAATCTAAAACTATATATAATCCTGCCGTTCATGTTAATAACTATTTTTCTAACTATCTTCTTACTCATATGGCAAATGGTAAATGGAGTGAAGTAGCTAAAGCACATAAACAATTTAAATTTATATTAGATTATGAATCAGGGAAAATAAAAAAATCTGATTTACCTGAAGACATAAGAGTTTTATATGATAAAAATGTTTTTGGTTCTGATTATATAGATGCTGATGTAAACTTTTATAAGATGTTTAGTGGAGTAAAGCTAGACGTTGATGCAGCACAAAAAGATGGCAACTTTATCCAATCGGCAATAAACTCTCTTAAAAATTCTTTTTTATATAAAGGCGCTAAGATAGTAGATAAAAAAGCAGGAGACTTTTACCAGTTATGGGATAGAATATTTAGGTTAGCATTATATAGAAGTAGACTTCAACAAATTAATCCTAGAACTGGTGTAAAATATACACAAGATGAAGCAGTAGAAGATGCTATCAAATGGTTTGTTGATTATAATATTAAAGACCCATTAGTAAATAGATTAAGAAATAGTGTAGTACCTTTTCTTTCTTTTCCATATAGAGTAATGCCTTTGTTGGCAGAAACTGCAATAACAAATCCTCATAAGTTAGCTACAGCATCTGCATTAATGTATGGGTTAAATGAAGCAGGGCGATTAGCAGCAGGAGATACAAAAGCAGAAGAAGCTAAACAAAGAAAGTTAATGCAAGACTATAGGAAAAAAGAATTATTTGGTTCTCTTGGTGGTGTAGATTTAAATATAAGACTTCCTTATGATAGCAAATATGGAGATGCTAAATACTTAGATGTATCAAGAGCCGTACCTATTGCAGATTTATTATATTTTGGTGGAGATTTTCCAGGAACTGGAGAAGCGCCATTACCTAGGTCTTTAATATTTGGTGGTCCTGCTGTTACAGGAATGAGAGTTGCTATGGGGCAAGACCCAAGAACAGGAGTATCAAAAGAAATTGAAAACGCAGGTAAAGGAAATACAGAAAAAATATTAAGTGGGCTAGGAGACTTTGCTTTTGATTTTCTTCCTAATTTACCTGTTATTCCCGGAACTTTTGCTTTTGACAAAGTAATACAATCTATAGAAAGAGCAAGAAAAATAAATCAACAATATAGAACTAATGCTGACCCATTAACAATTACAGAAGCAGTTTTAAATACTGTAGGATTTAAAATAAATACAGCAGATTTAGCTAGATTATCTAAGTTAAAAACTACACAAGCTCAATCTATTATTTCTAAATACAGAAAAAAACAAGGTTCTTTAAACAATAAGAGAATGAAAAATCTTATAACCCTAGAAGAATACAAAGAAGAATTACAAGAAATAAGACAACAGCTAAGACAGGAATTAAATGATATGAGAGTGGAAGAATGATACCGTTTGAAATCATTACCATGTTAGGTTCATCATTGCTTACTGGTGTACTATCTATATGGTCACAAAAATCTAAGGATAACGCAGACCAACAACGATATCTCATGCAAAGAGCAGAGATAGAAAGAGCATCGGTTGATGACGCAAGAAAAGATAACAACCAATATCAATCTACAACAAGAAGATGGATGGCATTGTTATCAGTTATATTTATTATATGTCTACCTAAGATAGCAGTATTCTTAGACCCATCAGTACAAGTACATCTTATGTATCTTGAGCAAGTCAAAGAGGGTTGGTGGATATTTGGTAGCACAGAAGAAGTTACAACATTTAAAGGTATCAGTGGTATTGTAATTACTACAGCAGACACACATTTTTTAGCAGCGATATCAGGATTTTATTTTGGAAGCGCAGCAACAAGGAGATAGCATGGCAATAACAAGAGCAGGTGAAACATTCTCAGGATATAACAAACCAAAGAACTCACGTAAAGGTGGGAAGAAGTTTGCTGTATTAGCTAAAGAGGGAGATAAGATTAAACTTATCAGATTCGGTGATGCTAATATGAAGATTAAAAAGAACATACCGTCAAGACGTAAATCATTTAGAGCAAGACACAAGTGTGATACTGCTAAATCTAAACTAACAGCTAGGTATTGGTCATGCAAAAAGTGGTAAAGAAAGAAACAAAGAAACAGAAACAAATAAAGAAATGGATTAAGTTTCAAGAAGAATTAAAGAGAACTCACAAGACTACGGTGGGTGTTTTGAAACCTAATTAAAGCTAGAAATAGCAGAGGTTTCATGCCATGATAAACTTAATTAAGTTCTTACTAAGTAAGGTAAGAACGAAATATCTAAGACCTGAGATATCAGTCTTAGAATTTATACTAATATTAGTTATGTCATATTACATCACTAGATGGCTATATGCTTAAACTAATAGGAGATAACTATGAGCGCAAACATCCCTTATACAAAGAGGGAAATGCAAATCATCAGGGCTATCCATGCCATAGAACCTAATGCTAGGTTCAGTATCAAAGACAGAATAAGAGGGAGACTTGACTATCAGTACGGTGGTGTAGTATTCTTTAATTGTCTACCAATAACTTGGGACGAGATAATGGATAAGATTGATGAGCAAGAAGAAAGAAGACCTTATTAGTAATCCACCCCACTACACAAAGGGGATAGAAACTACTAAGTATATACGGTCATGGGATATGGACTATGTTCGAGGTAACATCATCAAGTATGTTACAAGATTTCCGTATAAGGGTACACCTGTGCAAGATTTAAAGAAAGCAAGATGGTACTTAGATTATTTAATAAATGAGGAAGAAAATAAATGACATACCAAATCAATAATAATGGTGGGAACTTCAGTAGAGTAGGTATCATACAAAGAGATGAGGATGGTAATGCGCTACAATGTCCTCATTGTGGCTCAAGTCATCTGATTAAAGCAGGTACATGTGGAACTCACAAGCAAAAGAAAAGATGGAAATGTCAATGCTGTAAAAAGAAAACAGTAAGTCCTGCGATTTCAAAGAATTACGAATTAGAAGAAGCTCAGAATCTTGATTGGTCTACAGAAGAACTAATCAATGCAAGAACAGAAGTATTCAAAAGAAAAGAAGCTAGAGAGAAATCTGAAAAGTTTATCAACATAAAGATAGATGATAAGAAACCTATCGGATTATATATACAAGGAGACCCACACGTTGATGATGATGGTTGTGATTGGGTATCACTTAGAAAGCACATAGATATAGTCAATGCTACAGATGGTATGTATGCTTGTTCTGTTGGTGACTTGTCTAATAACTGGGCTAGACGTGGTAAGTTAGCAGGATTATGGGCAGACCAAACGACCAATGGGGAGCAACAGTGGGCGCTTGTAGAATGGTTAGTTAATGCAACACCTTATATATTTATTGTTGCAGGAAACCATGATATGTGGGCTATGGAGGGTGACCCAATTAAATGGATGTGTAAACCTCTAAAGACTGTATACTCAGAACATAACGCAAGACTTAAAATCAAATTACCTAAACACGAAATCAAAGTAAACTGTTCTCATAACTTTAGAGGACATTCAATGTACAATACAGCACACGGTATTGTTAAATATGCATTGTTCAATGCAAGAGACCACTTACTTATAGCAGGTCATACTCATGTATCAGGTTATAGTCCTATCAAGGATGCTAACTCAGATAAAATTATGCACTGTGTACAGGTAGGTTCATACAAGAAATACGATAACTTTGCTAAGCAACTTAATCTTCCATGCAAAATGATGTCTGCTTGTGCTGTTGCTGTATTTAATACCGAACTGACAGAAGACCACCCCGACTTCATTAAGATATTTTGGGAAGTTGAGGAGGGCGCTGACTATCTTAATTATCTAAGGAACAAATAATGCAACCAATAATTACTTTCTTAAATTGGGAGGACGCAGTCACCCCAACACACGGGTGGACTGACATTAAAGAATTAAAACCTGAACTAGCTGACTGTGTATCACTCGGTTTAATAGTTGAGGAAAATGATAAAACTATAACTATAGTTTCTCACATATCAGGTGATAAAGAGGGAACAGATATAGATGGGAGTTTAGTATTGGACAAGTCATGGATTAAATTCAGACTTGATATCCCAGTACCTGAACATCAAACGAACAAGCTCAGAGAGTGGCTATTAAAAAAGGTGGAAGAATGAGAGTAGCAGATGAGAAGAAAGAAAAACTATTTGTAGAATATTTTACAAGTGGAGATACACTGGCTAATGCAACCAAGTCAGCACAGAAAGCAGGATATAATAAGAACCCATCTCAAATGGGATACTATCTAAAAAGAAAATACGAAAAAGAAATCAGAAAGATTAACGAAGAAAGAATTACATCTGTATCAGGCAAGGCAATCAATGTACTTGAAGACCTATTACATTCAGACCAAGACTCAGTTCGTCTTAACTGCGCTAAATTAATATTAGAATTGGGTAACTACTCATCACAAAATATTAATATCAACATGGAAGATAACAAACATAAGTCAGATGCTGAGTTGATTGAGGAATTACAAGGACTTGTTGCTAAGATTCCTGCACTTGCACCCAAGTTATCAGCAATTCAAGAAGCTACATCAGAGGAAAACATTGAGACCTCAGATAAGGGTTCTACAGAGGACGAGAATAGAGTTACTCACTAGTCGGTACTGTTGATATAGGGAACTGAAATAAACGTGATAACGTCCATTCTAGCCCCCTATATTCTTCCAAGAGTAGTACATACCTGACACAAGAACAACAAAACCTATTGAATTAATAAATATGAGTGGATTATCTCTCGTCAGGATACCCGTTAACAACCAACCGAGTACCCCGACTACCTGAACATAGAGATTAGCAGGGTAAATATTATACGAGGTGAGTATAATTCCTATAACTAAAACAACTGAACTGAACCACTTAAGTTTCTCTATCAATGTCATGCCACATATCCTCTGCATCATTTATAGTATCACAAAGATATTCACATGGGGTAGCATTATCATAACGCTGTCCCTCGTTTATTTCTCTGTCAGTCATTTCACTTAATCCTTTTATATAATCTACTTTATCAAACCAGTAGAACCCACCGTAATAAATCTCTATATATTCACATTCATTAGGATTCATACATTGGTCTACTAAATTAAATAATTCTCCAACATCTTCTGTTTGGTAAGTAAATATACCAACCAACTGTTTATCATCTTTAATTCTTACTAATGCCGTTGTCATTACTCATCCCCTATCTTACTTAGCGCACTTAATTCTATATCTCTAATCATGTTTAACATTTCCATATATGATTTCTTAAACTTCATAAACTTTTCTTTTTCTATTCCCATGAACTCAGGTCTATTATCATCGTCATATATAAATTGTCCCGTACCATCACAATGCATACACTTCTCTATCCTATCTCCGTTTGATATTGTTCCTCTGCCTTGACATACAAAACAAGATTCATAAAATATTTCACGAAACGCTAGATAGATAAACATCCTCATAAAGTATTTATGTTCTCTTAATTCTTTAGCTTTATGGTTTTTCATAAAGATATCAAAACATTCTATAAAGATGTCATCATATAAAGATGTTCTTGACTCATGACTATCTACATACTTAGCCATGAGTATGTCGTATTCTCTGTTCTTAAGTTTACAAGTACCCAAGAAGTGTGCTATATCTTCTGTTGTTACTGCGTCATGGTTACGTGAACTCACTTCTAGGTTCATTGACTTAGCGCATAACATAGATAGCATTTCAGCTTTCAAATATTTTCCACACCCTGTACTCGTTAGAGGACATTTGTTTAGTTACAATCTTAGCATCTTTATTTTTCAAACGAAACCTATTTGTGTAAGAATATTCTCTCATAGCTTGTGCAGTCCTCATACTATCTACAGCAAAAGAATCCCCATGTTCCATAATATCTACAGTATCATAGTATTCTTCATACTTTTTTAGTATAGGTCTACCTGGTTCTCTAATAGGTATGTCTTTATCTATCTTGACTGTCATTGCTTTTCCTAGAATAATAATATTCCCTCATCTTTTGTAGTCTAGCTTGTCTTTGTTCATCTGATTCATTAGACAACCTATCTTTTTTTCTATTTAAGATATCATCTCTCTTTTTATAATACCTTTCCTTTGCATATTGTTTTTTTCTTTCCCTGTTTTCAGGACGTGAATACCATGTGTCCCAATACGTTTGTTTTTTTTCTTCCATTATTTTCTCCTTTGTTTATATGCCATAGATAAATACTGCCGATTAAGAGTTCACCTTTAGAATCCAAACAAAGCAAATTAAGTAACCAACAGCCGTCTGTTTAAACTAGTATGTAATTCTAAAATCACCTCTGCAGTATCTACCTATGAAGAAACACTAGGTTTGTTGTGTTTCCTTTGCATCGTCATGCAATTCTAAAACGGTGTACCACTCCCATCGAATACTTCTTTTATTTCATCTATCTTTTTCTTAGTTTCATAATCATCTTCTTTTAACCAACCCGAGAACTCATATGTATCTTTGGTATTGATAGTAAAATCCTTACCATCTTTGTTTAAGTTCTTGTACTTACTGTTACCCATAAATGATTGAGCATTTCTGTTTTCAGTCTCACTTATTATCTTTACTTTCTTGAATAACACTTCATTGATTTCACCATACTCTTTATCGTTAGTGAATAACTTAATGTATATTCTCTCTCCTGTGTCTGCATTTTTAATTGCAAGGTTTATATACTTTGCCATATTAATCTCCTAGTCTTTGGTAAAATCCTTTCTCTCTGCGTTCATTAGCACTTAGAGTTTGAAACAATCTTAACCTATGTTCTTGTGCTGATATCTTACTGGTAAGTTCAGTTACTAATTTCTTAGCATCTGCTATCTTATCTATGTACATAACAACACCCTCATCTGTCATAGCAATAGCTTCCTTGTGCGCCTGTGTTCCTTTAACATCAGCGCAGTTAAGTAATGCTACTGCCATAGCAACCTTTTTATTTTCAGTTAGCTTATGTAGTTCTCTCTCAGCTTCAGCTTTCTGTAGTCCAAGTTTCTCTACATAATCTACTAATTGTTCTAGCTCAATACTTGGTAGCTTAAATGCACTCACTGTATTTTACCTCCCCGTTATATATAAATGATTCCTTGCTATTTCTTTTTGTCTTGAAGTCTTTGTCGAGACTACCTTTCAATAAGTATCTAGCGAACTCATCTATCTTTGGTAGCATGTAGTTATCAATATAGTCCTCATTGTAAGGTATATAATATAACTTTGTGTTACCCATTTGATATATACAAAAGTATGTACCGTCAGCATTATTCTTCCTACTGTTTCTTCTTACAAGATACTGTTGGAAATATATCTGTGGTAAATATCTATTAATATATTTATCAAAATCTTCCTGCTTAAAATACGGTGATTTGATTTCAACCACTGCGTTTCTCTCATCAATAAACCCGTCAGCTGTACAAGATAACTGTACTATTGTGTCATCTGTACTCATGTAATCTTCTGTTATCGTAACCTGTGACCCCAATAAATCAGAGCCACAGTCAACAACGAGAGATTGGGTAGCAATCATGACATGCGCTACTCCATATTTTTCACACTCATGCCCGTGTGATGTAAATATTTCATTAACAGGGTTGTCTTTTTTATCACCAATCAGAATAGCAAAGTGATTCTGCCTTGAACAATAATCATCATTCCCTATGACTCTTGCTATCTGACTGGCTCTTAAATTATATAGACTGCCCAAGTTTCTCTACTCCATCTTTGATATCTTTAACTTTATCAAGGTTAGCTTTTAATTTTTCTAAGTCACCTTTGATAATATCCTTTACCTCATTGGTTTGATGTTTAGGTGGTACTTGGTTTTCATTTGATTCTTTCTTTACCTGTTTCTCAGAAGTCTTTTCTTTATCTGCTGACGGTATGTCCTCACCTGCATATATGTAATGACCAAGTCCAAACATAGCTATACATTTAACTAAGCATCTCATCTTGGCATCACTAATCTGTCTAGCATCAGGATTAACTGTAGCTTTAAACATGTGATTCATAACAGGCAACCACATCTTCCTTATGATTCCATTAACATTAACAATACAATGTACTGTAACTGTCCCGTCTGCATGTGTTTCGTTAGGCGCAAACTCATAGAAAGATTTAGGAAAGTTCTCCATTAAGATTCCCCATGCCCAAGTCCAAGATAGATAGGTAGCTACAAAGTTACCACTACCTTTCTTTTCTACATGTTTACTGCAATCAATAGGACTAAGTGTGTCCCATATCTGTTTTGATACTGTCTCTGTGTTCATTTTTTTCTCCATTTGTTTCGGTTATTATATTCTACTCGGTTATGTTTTGCAAGTACCAATCAAGTAAATCTTCTTGTGTACCAAATCGTTCCTCAAATAGTTTAGTATTGTGATGCACTCCTTGATTACCTTGATGATGCTCGGGACATAACGGAATAAATCTTTTACTTTTTAATCCCATACCTGCACCTGTCAAGTGATGTATGGTTGGCTCGGTGCGTAGTCCATAATGTTTCTTACAAACCACACACCCGAACTCAACTGCCCTATTGTATTCTTCCTTAGTCTTCTTACTAGGTGGTTTAGCCACTATAAGATTACTTCCCAAAACAATACGATAGCTGACACTATTATGAATACCTGTACTGAATCAGGTAAATCACAAAAGAAGTTAACTAGCTTATCAATCATACTGCGTCCTCCCTTTTCTCATGTAATATATATTCAACGAACCTACAACCATCACCATCTTTCTTAACACTCTCAATATTATATCCTTTCTCTTTAAGATTAAATATAATAGCTGATAGTCTTGTTGCTTTGTACTGTGTGATTGCGTCCCATGTAGTTATACTTCCATAGTGTTGCAAGTGCGCCAATACCATTTGACTTTTATTCTTAGCATCAGTTAATAGTTTCATCAGATAGGTCTCCATTTATTTTATTCTTTTTAAATGATTCATACATGCTTTCCATAGCACCATCTACAGTTTCCTGTAACTGCTCAATCATCCTGTCGCAGAATCTAATAATACTATCAATCTCTACACTGTGTTGTATCTTATTCATATCTTCACACAAATCTTTTATCTCTTTGTATGCGTCAATCTCTCCGTTCATTTTGTCTATCATTTATTTCTCCCGTGTTTTTTTATATTATCTATATGATACTGATAATCATTATCATTATCACCCTTATGATTCGCAACGTAGAACTCAGAGAATCTTACGTTGTGGTCATCCGTCTTTAACTTTAATGTTTTACTTTTTATATTCTGCTCTATGTTCTTCGATATGTCAAGGCACATCTGCATAATCTCTCTTAAATCAGGACACCATTCCTTGCTCTGAAAGATTGCGCTATCAGGTAAGAATAATTTATCTATCACCTGTCTGATATGTGGTACACCATTGAGTGTACGTTGCCACACCTTACCTGTAACAGATAACTTATTCCCCTGCATACCTGTACCAAATCCACTCTTGAACTTATGCCCAAACAAAGTAGTCATCATAGTAAACAGATTCTTTATATCATTATCATCAAGCATTACACCTCCTTATATTTTAAATACTTCTTATGTATCCCTCTACCGTCATCATGTACGTCAGGGTATGCCTTGACTAGCAACTTAGAAATACTGCCCGTCTCGTACATCTCACGCACTGCTATCATGGTATCTACATCAGGTCTATGCCAATCACGTGGCAAGTATAGACACTTATGTTTATTCCTCATCCTCATCCTCTATTATTCTTTCTTTATCTACACTCATTATCTTACCTCCTCTATATCTATAATAGTATTGTTATGTCTTGTATTGTTATGTATTGTATTGTTATGTAATGTAGTACGTACATTGTTCGTATTCTTCTTGGTATAATTGTCTTGTGTTTCCTCAATCTCAGGCATAAGTATTGATACAGTTTTGTCTGACTTTGACACAAGTATCAGTCCACTTTCACTCAAGTTTGATAGAAGTTTGTCCAATGTTCGCATACTTTTTATGCCCAACACAGTCTTTAAATATCCAAACTCAAACTCAACTTCAGGTCTACCACCCTCATAGTTATCAGCTATCATTTGTTTTAAAGTTACATAGAATCCCATGCCCTCTAAAAAGTTAGAGCCACATGCCAACCTAATCTTACTGTCTCGGTATTGATTACTATATTGCTGATACCATTTCACTTGATACCTCCTTGAGTATTGCGCCTGAATTTTTTATTTAACTTTTTCTTCAGCACCTTACGTTTAGGATTAACTTTCTTGCTACTTCTATAAGATGTCTTATGACGATTTCTTTTTATCATTTTGTTTATCCTCCTTTTTTTTATTACCCCATATCCTATCCCAGTTCTCATTAAATGTTTTATCATCTATAACTCTAGGTCTACGGGTACTACCCTTACTAAGTTCAAGTAATATATCTTCTGTCTTCATTTATTATCCTCCCGTTGTTATCAGGTGAGCATGTCGTACCCACCTGACATAACATCTCAGTTTATTCAGCTACCCCATGTAGCATGAATTCGTTTTACTCTCCTAATATTTGTTGTCTTTTTGTACCCTCAATCTCACACATGTCACAAACCTCTGACATCTGCTCGTCTGAAACGTAACCTATTTCTCGCAATGTATCTATAATCATTCCGAATTCATATTCCATACTATCTCTTTGCATTTTATTTATCTCCTGTTGTTGTTAAATTATACTAGTTATTTATATCTCCTCGTTACTGATTGTTATATCTCTCACTATCTTTGCTTTGATATCAGAATACACA